AGAAAGCTTAAATATGATGTTCGATTCGTTTATGAATTCCGAAGCCGCAGATACAGCCAGATTACGACTGGAGGTTTATGGGCATTACCTTAACTTGAAAAAGTTTTTAAAGGGAATAAAAATGATTGAATGATTGGCCTTCGATAAACTCAGGCTGACAAAAAAGGGGCAATTGCCCCTTTTTTTTATATTTGTGGAAATTTAAAACTGAGCAAAATGGAAAAAGATAATGAATTAGAAGAAGATTTCGTAAGAGTCAATGAATACATAAAACAATGTAATTTCTTTGAAGCCGCTGAAATCATTGCAACTTATGTTTACATACTAACAGACAACCGCAAAAAGGACTTCAATGAGTTTAAAACTGATTTGAGTTTATTTCTTAAAGAACTTCCGGAGGGTTTTGTCAAGTTTGCGGCATTCAAGCATCTCATCGAAGAACTTGCAAGGATGGCAGATGAAGGAAAATATATGGATCCCCGAAGCGTTCAAAATTAACCTTCTTATTTTTTCCTTGTATTCAAGTTCCTCAATCGTAAACGGGATACCGTTTTGCAATTTATAAGTTATTTGTGTTCTCATATTGAATAGTTTTAATAATTTCCTGTTATTACCGGAGTAACCGTTACCGGAGTTGTTATAGGCATAGCATAATTATTGCGTAGGTTGCAGGCAAATTGCATTAGAAATACTTTCAGCCCGTCCTCACGTTTTTCGCTGCCATATCGCACCGCATTAAGTCTGTTAAAGTGATTATCCCTATATGCTCCTTGTCCGTCACTTAAAATATTGCCCCCAAATCCCTGGAGCCAGGAAGTTATTTTATTTATCAGCTTCATTCGGGCAAATGCATACTCACGTTGCGGAGCTATTATTCCTGCTGCCACGTGGGTGTCTTCGTAAATGTCGAATGCAATACGGATATTAATATTTGTATTACCGGTTAGCAGATTGTTAGAGACATTGCTCCAGTCTATGCTCTGTATATCTATAAGCGCACAGGGGAACTGTATCGGGTATTCCTGTTCCAAAACTTCAAGTTGTCCCCAGTCCCAATCTATCCAGTTAAGTTCGGGTACGTTTGCTTTTAGGCGTTCGGAGATGCTTTCAAATAAGATGTCCATAATAATAAGATTTAATTGTCATTACGCTGCGTTGTTATTAATTGTCATTACGCTACGCTGTCATTAATTGTCATTACGCTGCGCTGTCATTAATTGTCATTACACTTGCTGTCATTGTGTGAATACTTTATTCAGTTCTTCTTTTATAAATAATGTTAATTGTGCAGTAAGAGCTTCGCTGGGGCCAAGAAAACGGCGTTGCGGTAACTTCATGTGGCGGGTATGAGCCTTTACATTGCCTGTTCCTACCTCAACCCTGCTGAACCTTCCTTTCTTTGTTTTAACACTGTACAGCTTTTGTTTTTGCGTTTTACGGCGTGAAAAAGCATTAACTGTAACCTGTTTATCAACACCCTCATTATGGGCTTCTGCATAAGGTACATCGGTGCCGATAGTTACCCTGTTACGTGTGGCATTTAATATTCTTATACTTCTCCTGAGTCTTCCTGAGTCAATTAATAAAGCTCTGCCCTTGTTGCGTTTTACACCTGCTTTGCGGCGTGCCCATGGAGATAATGTAATATCTTTCCATGCCTGATCCCTGAAGCGCTGTTTACTAAAATTTACCATAATAGTTCCAAGTTGCGATGGCAGGGTCTCCATCATGCGGTTGAACTTTGACTGAAGTTCCGAGAAATTAATATTATGATCATTAGTCATTGCGCTTCGCTGTTATTAGTTGTCATTTGGCTACGCCGTCATTAATTGTTGAAAAAACTTGACTTTGTATATTTAAATATCGTATATTTGCAGAGGGAATAATTTTAAATAATGTCAGTTTGCTACTGGTGGCGTTTAAGGTTATTCCTTCTTTATTTTATCTACTATTGAATAAAGATGATATGAGTTGTCTTTTCTCTCTTTAATAACAATCCATGAGTCTTTTCCCGCAATGTTTATTTTCAGGTAATGATAATTAAGAATTCTGTCTTCAGTATCAGGGACAATAGTATGTTCTTTGGCTCCTGTAATTAACCTGTCTATTTTATATATTGCAATATTTTTCGCATAATAATTGTCATGTGGTTGATCGGTAGCTTTCTTTATTCCCTGCCATTCAATATTTATATCCGCATCCATTACTTTATTATATGCTTTTTCTTCGCCATGTAATTGTGTCCATGCTCTTACTGTTGTTCTACTCAATGTATCAGAAGCTTTCTTTACGTCATCAGGAATACCTTTAAAGTAAGGATGTTTTTCAGGGAATATTAATCCGTGTTTAGCAGTGTTAGTGCGAAATAGCGTATTAATAACAGGCTTATTTATTTCTTCAGTATCTGTTTCCTGAGCATCGCCCGGGAGCTGGATCACGTCGCACCGGCAATTATATCCGTTGGGAGGGTAGTAGATATCCCAGAACGGATCGTCAATGCGTTTTATCACTCCGTCAAGTACTGCATGCTCTTCACGCACCCTGTCATCACCGGCAGTTACATATTGCAGATAAGGCATACTGTCGGCATTTTTTTGGAAGTCAACCCAACGACCGGCCATTTGTCCGCAACCGATAGCTGTATTATATTCGGTATTAAGCCAGTCGGTGTTATACTGATAACTTATTTTTCCGGCAGCTTCCCGAAATTCTTTAAAGCTTCTGATGTTACCATCATTATCTTTTAAAGCTGTTGTAATATCCTTTAAATTCTGATAATTTTTTGCAGCTGCAAATTGATATACATTTTTATCAAGGTTGGCGATCATATTCCAATCGGGCGAATTATAAGCTACTTCAGGGAGTGATGCGCCGTAACCCTGAATTACTGCATCTTTTAATTTACCGGCAACTAAAGTTGTAAGTTCCGGATCTATATCGCCTTTGAATTTACCTGTATAAATATCCTTTGCAAGCTTATCGGCACGCTTATTTATTTTATCCTGGTACTTCTTATCAATGGATGCAGAAAAATGAAACTTACCGCATATTTCGCAGGGTTGATACAGATTATTGAACGAGGTAAGATGTTCATAATTGCCCGCCGCTATTCGCGGGCGTACTGAAAAAAAAGGCGATCCCACAAAGTTAGTTTGGAGTTGGGATCCGGGAGTTTAGAGTTTGTTTTTTTGGGATCCGGATTTGCAGGAGGTAAAGAAAATGGATTGTTGCGGGCTGCGTTTTCTTCATCCTTCTTTGCCTTCAGTTCATCATAGTTTTCAGGTTTGGGAATTCCATAGGTTTCGTAGAAGTAATCATCGCCAATAGGAATTATTCCATTTAAAGCGATGTCAATGTCTTTTCGTGTTGTTAATGACATTACTTCATCTTCAACAAAATTAAACTCACCATCGGCAGGATAACCGTGTTTTAAAAGGAAATTTTTGAATTCATTATTCAGGAATCCCTGTATAAAAAGTTTGTCGGCAAATTCAATTTCTTCCTCCACTGCGGCGTGAACTGTGCCAAGAGCCTGTGTACCCTGAGCGCCATGGTCTGTTGTTAAAGTTTGACCAAGTATAAGTTTTGAAATTTCTTTATTGCATATTTCAATTAAACCTGAATACAAATCTGCTGATCCTGTTTTACTATTCGATTCAATCAGTTCAATAGTTGTTCCCTCCGGATAAATGCACCAGGCGCTGGAGCCCATCTCCTCTAAACTTTGTTTAAGTTGAGTGCGTCCGTTGGCATCTTGTGGATTATAAGTTCCCTTCCTGAGTGGTTGACCAAACATTTCTGAAAACTGGCTATAATCAGCTAAACAGTTACGTTTATAAATTACATATTGCGCCGCTTTAACTAACAAACCAAGATTGCCTGGCTCACCGGCTTCGATCATAAAATTTGAATATGGAGCTTCACGATATTCCAAACCGTTCTGGTCGTTCTGATTTATCAATATTAATCCTTTCTCAGGAACAACGTGTTTACGTGGTATAAGATGTGGTATAAGAGCATCAGGAGTTAATTCAAATTCAATAAGTGTATGTCCCCAGAAACGGCAATCAAGAACATCTGTTATCATTTGGATGAAAAATGGAGATTTAATAAGTTTACATATTTCTTCATTTTCTTTACCATCTTTTGCAAAAGTGATGGGTGATTTTAGAACTGCAATTTTACGCTTGTCAATTACTGAACTCAGGTGAGCATCCAACAGAATATCGGAATAGAGATCTAATAGTTTTATTTTGCGTGGGAATTGTATATTTTCTGCCGATTGAATAGCGCTTCGCCATATTTCAATATCAACAATTGTACGTTGTATTTGACGAATATCAAGTTGATAAGTCACAATTTTACTTGCAGGCATTTTACCGGCTTTACGGATTGCAGTTGTTGTTTTAGCCATGTTAAAAAAGTTTAATGTTTAATGTTAAAAATGGTTATTGCGTTTTGCATTACTTCCGTAGAGTAATTGTCCCTTTTCATTCTGTGGCGTTAGTACGGGTAAATCAACAGGATTGATCATTCCTTTGCTAACTTGCTTTAACCATTCCAAAGCCTGTTCATAAAGAGCTAACCTGCTTTCAGGCATCTTCTGCGGATTGTGAATAATATGCAAACGATATATAGCAATGTCAAGCGTGTATTGAAGTATTAGTTTGTTCCGGGCGCTCCCTGTTTTGTTGAATATATTTTCAACATCGTAACGAGAGGACAAATACGCTTTCATTTCTTCAATTGCTTTGTCTTCTGCTTCCGGTACAATTGTGGCATCGCCACGTGTTAAAGCTGTGAGTATCTCAGCATGTATTACTGAAGGATAATCGGTAGATTGGATGAAAGACATAAAAAAAGTTTAAAGTTTAAAGTTCATTGTTCAAAGTTCAAAGTTGTTAGAAGCGTTTTTTATTTGCACTGAAATTTCTTTTGCCTATATCAATTGGTGATGAAGCTTTGATTTTATAATTTAGAATAAAATAACCGCCTTCTACTGCATCTACTCCATCAACCGGCGCTGATAATTTTGGTTCTACTGCTTTAAATTGCTCTTCCAATCTTTGCATGTGAGGATTGTTCTTTTCATCAATGTTGAAAATAAGTTTTCCGACACGATTAAGAGGTTCGAGATTTCCCTCGATACGTGCGAATTTGTCGGGCTTCTTACGTTCATCAGGTGATACATGGATATAATGTCCATTAAGCTTTCCTGCTTCCTGGAATAACGGTAAAAAAACCTGTTGAAAAAAAGGATCCTGCAAACTATTATTTTCAATATAGTTATAAACCTGAATAGATTTATCAGCTACAGCTTCAAGTTCGTAATACCAATTTACAAACTTATCATTCGACACATGTTCCACCCTGCAATTATATACGTATAACACACCATTAAGCATTCCAAGTTGCACTAATGCTTTATAACAGTTCTTTTTATTCTCTTGGTTACTTGGAGCCGGGTCTCCGTAATTAATTATAAAACGCAGTTGATTCATCCGGGGGCATTTCGCCCATTGTATTTCTTTAAAAACAGAACCTTCAGTAATGGGGTTATTATAATATTCTTTTTGCGCTGAAGCGAAACTGATCTTACTTAATATATCATCAATATCTTTTTCACTATTTTTTTCGGGCCATGATGATTTACCTTTATTATTGCGGATATTGATTATATCAACATGATCTGCTTTTTTCATTGCACGTGTAATGGCGCAGTCTTTAGCAATTATATTTCCATTGAATACAAAGCGATATGAACCGGAAACTGATACGGTAGGTATAAGAGCCTGTTCAATCCATTTCCACTTCTGCTCTACAATATTCGGATTTCTACATTCTTCATCAGTATCAAAATCATCAATGATGATCATGTCGGGGCGAAAATTATCATTCCTGGTACCACGTGGAGATTGTCCTGCGCCGATTGCCCTGAATGCTGCACCCTTTGCAGTTGTAAATTCGCTTTCCTCCCAATGTCCCATATAACGCTGATTACCGTAATCATGTTTTATACGCTGGCTTTCTTCAAGAAATATTTTATAAGGTTTTAATAAACGACATGCATCATCGAATGTTGAAGATACAATAAGAATGTTTTTAATCTTTCCGGTAAATACCAAGTACATTGCCTCCATCATTACTCTTGCTGACTTGGCAAGTTCACGGCTCCATGCACGTACTTCATACCAACGCTCATTTGCAAATAAACGTTGTGTTGCTTTTATATGAAATGATGCAGGCGGTGCGGTACAATACTTCTGAAAATGAAAGATGAACCATTCTTCCGGATTCTCTTCAAGCTGCTTAATTCGCTTTATTTTTTGGGCTTCCGATTCTTTAGGAATAGCAGTACTTTCAAGAATATCCCTACGAAACTCTTCCCAGAACTGAAGTGAATTTTTATCCTTTTGTTTCATCTAAATGTCATTAATTGTCATTACGCTTCGCTGTCATTAATAATAATTAATGAGAACTTAATTTATGTTTAATGAAAGCATCCTGAAATACAATGAATTCTTTGGCTTTACTAAAATCAATTTCTTTAAGGAATTCAGAGAATTCACGAAACACAGAGATAGTGTCGCTTATACTTGTCTCAGCTTCGAGGCTTTTGGCTGCTGATGCAAGTTTGGAAAGTACATCAGCATCTCTTGGAGTAGAAAAACGAAAGCCCTCATCACGATTAGCAATGGAATTATTTAGTTCTGAGATCTGAATATATATCCTGCGTAGTTCCTGTTCACGTGTAATAATGAATGAACTTTTGAGAAGCTCCCAGTTCTCGTGTTCATCATTAACCCATTTGCTAAGTGTTTTCTCAGCAACGCCAACTTTCTCGGCAATTTCTTTCTGATTGAGTTCGCTCTTTAAGTACAGGAGTTTTGCCCACTCCTTTTTTTGCGCTATTGGTAAGTCCATTCGATTGATTTTAGGCAAATTTAAAATGACTTTACTGTGAAAAATAATGATGAAATGTTTACTATATAAAATCTCGGAGTTAAGTGTGAATATTGGTATGTTAGGTATATTACTATTTGCACACGAGATTTTTTGCATACAATTTTGCAACGATAAATTAAATGCGAAATGCAGAAATTCCGATTCAAAGCTGTAAATGATAACACCGCTGAAATCTATTTATATGGTTTCATCGGTTTTGATATTACAGCCAATGATTTTGCGAATGAGTTGAAAAATATATCCAATAAATTTTCAACAATAAATGTCCGCATTAATAGTGGCGGTGGAGGTGTGTTTGAAGGTATTGCAATTTATAATCTTATCAAGCAAAGTAAATGTACAGTCAATATTTATATTGATGGTATAGCCGCCAGTATGGCATCGGTAATTGCCATGAGCGGTAATAAAATATACATGAGCAAATATGCAAGGCTCATGGTTCATTGTCCTTCCGGATCCGCTGAAGGCGATTCCCAATCATTAAGAGATATTGCCACTCAACTTGATTCTTTAGAAAAAGATTTAACAGATATATATGCTTCGAGAACCGGATTACCTGTTGATCAGGCTAAATCTAAATTCATGCAGAGAGGTGTAAATAAATGGATGAATGCACAGGAAGCATTACAGGAAAAGTTAATTGATGAAATATATGACGGTCCTGTTGTTACTATACCTGCTGAAACTTCTAAGATCACCGCTAAAGAAATGTTTGAATTCTATAATAAAATTGATATTAACCAAAAAAATGAAACAATGAAAGATCTCACTGTATTTATTGCAATGTTCGGAATGGCAGCCGACTCAACTCCTGATCAGGTAACTGCCCGTATTCAAAAAGAAATTAACGATCACAAAGCTGCAAAAAAATCCATTGGTGAACTTGAAGATAAACTGAAAGGTTTTGAAGACAAGGCAAAACTTGATCATGAAGCAAGAGTGAAAAATCTTGTTGATAAAGCTGAAAAAGATGGTAAGATAACAGCTGAACTAAAAGACAGTTATACCGCACTGGCAACTTCAAATTTTGATGCTGCTGAAAAAGCTTTAAATGCAATGAAAGCATACAATCCGGTTCACAACCAAATTAATAATGGCGAATCAGCTGAAGCTGATAAAAGAGCTAAGTGGTCATATAAAGACTTTATGAAGAACGATCCTAAAGGTTTGGAAGCAATGAAAGCAAATGACTTCGACAAATTCAAAGGATTGTTTAAAGCTGAGTATGGAAAGGAATTTAAGGCTTAGTACTTAATTGTCATTAGGTCATTTGCTGCTATGCAGCGTCATTAAATAAAAAAAAGTATTAACCAAAAATCAAAATAAAATGTACACAAAAAAAGGTTCCCCTTATTCCGAAAATTTTGTTCCTTCAGATCACCTGACTGAAACAAAAGAAGTTTTATTTCCAATCTCAGAGACACAGGATATTGATGAATCGGCAACAATTTCAATACCTGTAAAAGAAATGCACAATTTTTCGAGCATTGCCGATCTGGCTCATGATGCTGCAATTTCGGTTGTAACAGATGAACAAGTTACTCCCGGCGCTGAAATGCTTTTAAAAATTTCAGCAATTACTGCTGACCGCACCATTACATTCGGTACCGGAATAAGTGGTAATTCATTTGTGGTACCAACAGGAGAAACCCGTTACTTATTTGCAAAATACAACGGCACAGCATTCATTGTTGTTTCTGCTGATGTTGCAGTGGTTGATGACGGTTCTGTTACAGCAGCAAAACTTGCTTCGGATGCCGTAACAACCGCAAAGATTCTCAATGCAAACGTAACAGCCGACAAACTTGCTTCGGATGCCGTAACAACTGCAAAAATTCTCAATGCAAACGTAACAGCCGACAAACTTGCTTCGGATGCCGTAACAACCGCAAAGATTCTCAATGCAAACGTAACAGCCGACAAACTTGCTTCGGATGCCGTAACAACCGCAAAGATTCTCAACGCAAATGTAACAGCCGATAAACTTGCTTCAGATGCTGTAACAACCGCAAAGATTCTCAACGCAAATGTAACAGCCGACAAACTTGCTTCTGATGCCGTTACCACTGATAAGATTCTCGATAAAGCTGTAACAACAGCTAAAATTGATGATGCTGCCGTAACAGGTACTCAGCTTGCAAATCTTGCTGTTGATACTGAACATATCGCTGCTAAAGCTATTGAAACTTCAAAGATTGATGATCTTGCAATAACAGCAGGACAAATTGCAGCTGATGCAGTTGAAACCGCTAAAATAAAAGATAAAAATGTAACACTTGCAAAACTTGCCGATGGTGTAGCTGCTGGTGACATTATATACTGGAGCGGTACTGCATGGACAATTATCCCAAAAGGCACTGACGGACAGGTACTGAAAATGGTTTCCGGTTCTCCTGCATGGGCTGCTGATTTGATTGAATAAAGTAAAAAGTAAAAAGTAACAAGTAAAAAGTAATAAGTAATAAGTAAAAAAAGTATAAACTAAAAAATAAAAAAATAAAATGAAAAAATCAATTTTCTTTCTCGTAACATTTATGTTTACGATTCTCGGTGGTGCAAGTTTAGGAATAGCATCAGGTATTAATCCGTCAATTACTACCGGAGGAGTTATAGGAATTAGTCTCTTTATGCAATCGCAAAAAGGTACGATTGCAATGGCAATACAAAAAGAGGTATGGGTAGATTATATTATAGGTAATCTTTTTAAGGATAACGAATTCCTTAACTATTGTTTTAATGCGGATGCATTCGTTATAAATGGTACATTGGTTCATATACCACAGGCCGGTGCAGCTTCGGGTGTTAAACGTAACCGTACAAATTTACCGGCTACAATTACCCAACGCCAGGATGTAGATATAACTTATGCACTTGATGAATTTACAACCGATCCCCGACTGATAGTTAACGCCGATAAATACGAATTGTCGTATGATAAACTCGGAAGCATACTTCAGGAAGATCTATCCGGTCTTAAAGAACTTATAGCAGAATGGATGCTTTATAAATGGGCTCCAGCAGGTGCAACAAGAATTATAAGAACTACAGGTTCGAGTGTTGCTGCACATTTAGCTTCAGCAACCGGTAACAGGAAAGCTTTACTTGTTAAAGATTTGAAAAACGCTCAAAAACTGATGAATAAAGATGGCGTTCCAAAAGCTGACAGATATGCTTTACTCTCAAGTGATATGTATGCACAATTAACTGATGACACTGCTTTCAATACTGCACGTGATTCCGTTCGTGAAATGAATCTTCCTGAAGGTACTGTAGCTAAATTATATGGATTCCAGATACTTGAAAGAGCTTCCGTACTTACATATACCAACGCTACAACTCCGGTTATTAAATTACCCGGCGCTGTCGGAGCTACAACAGATAACGACTGCGTTCTTTGCTGGCAAAAACTTTCACTCGAAAAGGCAATGGGCAGCACTGAGTTCTTTGAAAATCTGAACGATCCTACTTTCTTTGGCGATGTATATTCTTCATTACAAAGAATGGGCGGACGTATCCGCAGAGCTGATGAAAAAGGCGTTGTTGCAATTGTTCAGGATGCTGCATAAGGTATAAGTAATAAGATAAAACTAACCCGCGATATAATATGGAATCACGCACAGAGGAGGTTCGAATCCTCCTCCGGGTTCAAAGAAAATAAATGTTAAAAATTTATAATCAAAAATCAAAGAATATGCTTGGAAAAATTCTATCTGTAATATTTGGATCAAGTGTTGGATTCATAGCATCCTTAATGAATGATAAATTTTTTCAAGCTCTGGTATTAGCATTTGTTGGAGGATTTATCGGTTGGTGGGGTGGAAAATTTGCTAAATATGTTAATGAGAAATACAGATGTTTTTTTAAGAAAAATAAAAATGGGTAAGTTAACATTTCTAATCATACATTGTTCTGCAACTCCCGAAGGAAAAGAATATACAGGAGCACAGATAAAAGCATTTCACATGAGTCCGCCTCCAAAAGGCAGAGGATGGGACAGACCCGGTTACTCAGACATTATACACCTTGATGGTTCTGTTGAAAATCTTCGTCCTTATGATGAAGACAATTATGTTAACCTGTATGAACTTACTTATGGAGCCGGAGTGATGAATGCAATATCAAGACACGTATGCTATATAGGCGGGATGGATAAGCCTTATAAAGATCCTAAAGATACGAGGACAAATGCTCAGAAGTTCGCTCTGCAAAAATATGTAATGGAAATGATTCAGAAACATCCTGACATATTAATAGCCGGTCATAACCAGTTCGACCCGAAAGCTTGTCCGTCGTTTGATGTTCCAACATGGCTTAAAAGCATTAGCATAGCCGATAAGAATATTTATGTTAAAAAAGTAATTAGTAAAAAGTAATAAAATGAAAAAAACATACACATATTGTTTGATTTTAAGTTTATTGTTCGCTTCATGCAGTTATCAGAAGCGATTAAACAAGTGGTGTAAGAAATGCCCATCTGTTGAGATACACGACACTACAGTGATCAAACATGATAGTATCGTTCGTCACGATTCAATATTTGCTGTTCAGTTACCTGCATTACCTGCCGATACAATAAAGGTTAAAGCTGACTGTCCTCCATCAGGAGAGATTGATATTGCAATGAGAACTTATGATTATGATTATGTTTCAGTAGATGTTTGGGTGAAGGATAATGTAATTAATGTTAAACCTCGATTAAAAACAGGAACAATAAACGTTCTTATAAGAAATGCCAAAATCGAGTATTATCGGTATTTGTATGAGAAATACAAAAATTATAAAGCTACAACAGTTATTGAAAAACATATACCCGGTTGGATATGGTTATTTGTTGTTTTGCTTGTTATTGCTAATGTTCTACAATATTTATATTATAAACTTTATTTAAAACGATAATGGGAGAAATAACATTTATAAAATCACAGGGCGGACTCAACAGTCAGGCTCCCGGAGAAGATCACATAAGCGGACTTCTTATATATCATTCTTCTTTACCTTCAGGTTTCTCAGCAAATGCAAGGGTAAAAGAAATTACCGACTTACCGGCTGCTGAAGCTCTTGGTATCGTTGATGACAAAAGCGATGAAACAAAAGCCACAGGCGGCAACGTATTAATGACAACACCGGGCGCCGCCGGCAACGTACAAGCTGTTGTAATGGATGGTGTAATATTAGGTTCTTATACCGTTATTACTTCTGATACTAACGATTTGGTTGCAGCCGGTTTAAGAGCTGCAATAAATGCATTAACATCAACTCACGGTTATGTTGCTGCAGGAACAGGAGCTAATGTTGCTTTAACCGCACCCGCCGGTCTTGGTGATTCAATAAACAGCGGTACACATTTGAGTTTTACAACAACAGGCACAGGCGCAGCAACTGTTACGCAATTTACCGGTGGTGTAGATGCTTTCTTCGATGTTGTTCATTACCATATCAGCGAAATATTCCGCAGAAATCCTAACGTAAAATTATATGTAGGAATATATGCTACTCCGGTTTCAGCTTATGATTTTGCAGAAATTACAACCATGCAGAATGCCTGTGATGGTAAACTTCGCCAGCTTGGAGTTTACCTGAAGGATGAAGCTTTCAGTACTGCACATCTGAATACTATTCAGGCAATATGTACAGTTCTTGAAACCAATCACAAACCATTATCAGTTCTTTATGCTGCCGACATAACAGCTATTACTGATCTTACAACTTTATCAGATCTGAAAGCATTAACCGATCAGAATGTTTCTGTTATAATTGGACAGGATGGCGGTAATACAGGAGCTGCTTTATATACGGAAAAAGGATATTCTATTACTTGCCTTGGTGCAACTTTAGGCGCAGTTTCGTTAGCTGCAGTACATGAAAATATAGGCTGGGTATCAAAGTTCAATATGTCAGGAAACAATGAATTAGAAACCCCTGCTATTGCAAACGGCACACTTGTAAGCACATTAAGCGATAATGCAATTGCAGCGATTGACACCAAGGGATATATTTTCCTGAAGAAACATGTCGGTATTGCCGGAACATACTTTTATGATTCATGGACTGCCACCGCAGCTACAAATGATTATAATTGTATAGAACGCAACAGGACTATGGATAAAGCCATTCGCAATGTTCGTACCAATTTGCTGCCATATACTAACTCTCCTATTTATGTCGATCCTACTTCAGGAAAACTTCAACTGGCTATTTGTAAAAATTTGGAAGCTGTTGGAAATAAAGCTTTGGAAGATATGGAAAAAAATGGGGAGTTAAGCGGATACCAAACATTCATTGATCCAAATCAAAATATTTTGCAAACTTCAAACCTGAATATTGTAATTACAAATGTAGGTGTTGGGGTAAGCAGGACTATGACTGTGAAAATAAGTTATACGACTAGTCTTTAGTATAAAGTAATAAGTATCAAGTATCAAGTAACAATTTAAAATAAAAAGATATGCCAGCAAATGTTCCTTTAATTAACGGTGTTGCCTATTCATGGGCTGACGTTCGTTGTGTCATAATGGGTACTTTATTATCAGGTATCACTGCTGTAAAATATGAAGATGTTCAGGAAATGCAAGATAATTACGCTGCCGGAAAATATCCTGTATCCCGGGGATATGGTAATATTAAAAGTTCAGGTTCCCTGACAATTCAAGCTGAAGAAATAGAAGCATTAGCCGCTGCAGCCCCTAACGGAAGAATACAAGACTATCCTCCGTTTGACGTAATAGTTACGTTCGAACCGACTTCAGGTATTTTTATTACTCACACACTAAAAAATGCTCAATTTACTACGAATAAAAGAGAGATGAAACAGGGTGATATGGTTATTGAGAGTGAAATGACTTTAGTAATTTCTCATATAAAATGGGTTTAAAATAAAAATTTATTCAGCAGCGTAGTTAAAAAAGATATTAATTGATTATTAAGATATTGAAACATGAGTGAAGAAAATAAAATACCAACTCTCGATGAAATTGCTGCAAAGCATGGGGTAAAAACTGTTTTTGAAATATCAGTCCAGGACGAAGAAGAAAACACCGTTACAGCTTATTTTAAGAAGCCAGGCAGGCAGGTTTTAAGCTTATCGTTATCAATACAGGACCGTGATCCGCTGAAGGCAAAAGAAATAATACTTCGCAATGGTTATCTTGGGGGTGACAAACGCATAATGGATGATGATGAATTATTTATTTCGGCATGTACTGTGGTTGATGAAATGATAACTTACCGTAAAGCTACTTTAAAAAAAAATTAGAGGAGACAACCATTGATGAAAGGGATGGCGAAGATAACACAAGGAAAATCAATGCACTTTTAAGGATATATTTTCACGTGGATCCGGATAAACTTTCGGACACAGAATGGGCGGCCTTGTGGAATGAACTAAAATGGGCATTATCGCAGGGCCATCCTTATTATACGCAAACAGGAATCAGAAAGTAAAAAAAAGTTCAAAAGGCAATGAGTGTAACAAATACCATATCACTAAGTGTTTTAATGAACGACCTGTTCAGTTCAAAACTTAAATTACTTCAGGGGAAATCGGATTCGTTTTTTAATAACTGGAAAACGAAAATGAATAAAGCTGAAGCTGAGAATAAAGAATTTAAACTTTCCATTGATCAAATAAATACCGAATTAGACAGGCTCACAAAACTTCGTAAAATATCTGTTGATGCTTCGCAGCTTAAAAGTGTAAATGCACAAATAGAAAAGCTTTCGCTGCAAAAAACCAAAATGGAAACTATGGGAACAGGTTCGTTTACTGCTTCCAAAAGTTCTTTAGGAATGGGAGCGCTTGGAATGTTAGGTGGCGCAGGATTAGCAATTGGGGCTGTATATGGCGCAGGCAGATTTGCCAGTAGTTCAATTGATGAGTACAACCAAAGCGCACAAACAGAAGCACAATTAAAAGCAGGATTAACAAGTACCGGAGGTATAAGCGGGAAAACTCTTTCGGAATTAAAAGCCCAGGCTAACGAACTTGCGGGAACTACTTTATTTGAAGATGATGTTACCGGAGGAGCGCAAAAGATTTTACTAACATTTACCAAGATACGAGGAGTTATTTACGATGAAGCTGTGCCAGCTATTCAGGATATGGCAACTAAGATGAACATGGATTTGTCGGATGCAGCACTACAAGTTGGTAAAGCTTTAAATGATCCGATACTGGGTGTTACAGCATTACGCAGGCAGGGTGTGCAACTTACAAAAACACAGGAAAAACAGATAAAAACTTTTGTTGCATTAGGACAGCAGGAAAAAGCACAGGCAATAATTCTTAAAGAACTTAATACTGAGTTTGGCGGTTCTGCTGAAGCTGCTGCAAAAGCCGGTACAGGAGGCTTTACTATTCTTGCCAATAAAATGAAGGATTTTAAAGAAGCTGTAGGAGAAAGAATGACATCCGGATTGGGAGGATTAAGTAAAGGATTGGGAAAGGTTGTTGATACAGCTACTAAATGGATGGAAATTCCACTCAGTGAAAAAATGGAAGATGAAAGAATGAAGGTAATAGTATTGGGTAACAGAATTTCTGATACTAATATTCCAATGACTGAGCGTAACAAACTTTATGACGAATTAAAAAGCATAGCTCCTGAAGTACTTACTGGTATAGATAAGGAATCAATCGCATACGGCAAATTAAAAGATAATTTACAAGCATATAACGAACAAGCATCAAAGAAAATATTTTTATCGAAAAAAGAAGAAGAGATAAAAGATATAACAAATGAAGCTGGTGAACGATTTTCGTATATGATGACCAATAAAGAAGATTGGCAAACTATGGCAGCAGAATTTGCCGAAAAAAATACTGTATTAAATGCTCAATTAAGTGGTAAAATTCAATCAATATTAGGGCAAAATATAACAACTGAGAAAAAATACTATGAGGTTATGAAATTAGCTGTTGAAACTGATAAAACAGCTACAGGTGATTTATCTACAGAATTGATGTATTTCATTGCTAATTCTAAAGCTTTATATGGCACTTATTTTCATAATATAGAAAAATATGGAAATTTAAATAGTACAGCTTTAAAGTTAGAAAAAAAATATAATGAATTTGTTAAAACATTGGGGTTTAATACTGAAAGCACATCTACATCTAAACTCATAAAAGGAAAAGGTGATGATACAGATCCGTATGGAATAACAAATATGAATGGCGACATTTCCAAAGTAAAAAACATAACCATCACTATTAACAGACTTATAGGTATAGAAAACATAACAACGAGTACTATAATGGAAAATATGAGTAAGGTTGAAGATGCAGTAAAACAAGTACTCTTAACGGCGGTTAATGATGCGAATTTAGCAGGAAGAAACTAAAAAAAAGTTAAAAGTTGACAAGGCATAAGGCATAAGAGAATAAGGAATGAATACTTATCATTTTCAAATATTAAACACTTTAGATTTAGGGCAAATGCGTCCTTTTGTGTTTGCTGATGGTGTATTAAAAGCCGTACAGAATCCACAGAGATACACAGGAGCTACAATTGTTGCCAATAATTGGGGAAATTACCTTTTAAAAAAGAAAGCATACCAGGCTTTCCAAACAGCACAGGAAAATACAGGCATTAAAAGGGATTTTACTTTATCAGGACCTTATTACGATATTACCGAATATAACACCGGACAAAAGATATCTCCTTCGTTATTTTGGGGAGTACCGGTATTTGCAGATATAGTGTTGAGTGATATTACAGGTAAAACAACAGTACAATTATTACAGGCGCTCTGTTTTGTTAGCAGAGCTAAAACTATTATAAAGACAGCTATTCAGGGCAGAGATAATACAATTAAAGAATATATAAATAATGGCGATTATCAGTTAAATATTAAGGGAGCCTTTGCTAATAAAGAGATGTATCAATATCCTCTATCTGAAGTTTCTGATTTGGTAAAACTGAATGATCTTAACGAAGCGATAAATGTAACCAGCGATTACTTAGAAGGCGTTTACGGCATTTGTAATATAGTGATTGAAAGCATTGATATAAGACAAGAAGAAGGATTGCAAAATATGCTGATGTTCGATATTAAAGCGTGTTCGGATGAAAGTGTTGAATTGACTATGAGTAATGAATGAATGATAAAATGATTGAATGAGAGAATAAAAAAGATGTTAGTACCTAAGTGTCATATAACCATAACGCAGAATACTACCGGCAGGAGTCAGGTAATTGAATTTGATTATCTGGTTGATGTGGATATTGATCAGAATATTGAAACACTTACTGATACCTGTACAATAAAACTTCCACGAAAACTAACATGGGGAGGAACTCCCATTGCTGTTGGTGATGATACTGTAAATGGCAAAGCATTATTTAAACGTGGAGATAAAATCACTATTCAACTTGGTTATGATAATATCATTAAAACACGTTTTATTGGCTATATAAAGAGCATTAAGTCCGGAGTGCCTGTAACATTACTTTGTGAAGATTCGATGTTCCTGTTGAAGGGAAAACCGGTTACAAAGAAATTTTTGGCAACTACATTAAAAGATATTCTTTTATATATTCTTCCTGTAGATATAGAATATGTGGCCGCTGATATGACCATAGGTGATCTGCAGATAACCAATGCAACACCGGCAAAAATTCTTGAAGATTTAAAAAGCCAGGGAATATTTTCATATTTCAGAAATATAACTGAAAACGGAATAACTCGCTCTGTGCTATATAGTGGACTTGCTTACTGGGTAGAGAAAAGAAAATCGGCAACATTTAAATTCGGAACTAACGAAGCTGTTAAGAATTTCGGATTGATCATTAAAGATGATCTGGAATATGTTTTAGCTGAAGATGTAAGTTTGAAAGTAAAAGCCACAAGCATAGCAGCCGACAACAGCAGGATTAATGTGGAAGTTGGAGATGATGATGGCGAAGTTCGCACAGTGTTTAAATACAAAGTATCTCAAGCTGACCTTACAAAATTTGCCAATTCAGAGCTTGAAAGATTTAAATACACCGGTTATCGTGGCAGTTTTACAACATTTGGCGAGCCGGCAGTGGAAAAGGGAGATATAGCAGTAATTGAAGGTGGTAAATATAACCCGGACGGAAGTTATTTGATTAGGCAGGTAAAGGTAAGTTCAGGATTGAGCGGTTACCAGCAGACTATTTATTTGGATCAGATATTAACTCAGGAAGCAGCATGACAGTTAAAGAACTCATAAACAAATTAGTTGATAAGAAGGCAATTTACTGCCAGCTTGCAAAAGTGCTTAGCGTTGATGAAACTGCCCGTTCATGTGAAGTTGAGTATCCACAGGGAGGAACTGATTCTGAAGTGCGCCTGCAGGCAAAAATGGAAATAACAGAAGGAATTGTTTTGATACCTAAAGTTAACAGTGATGTTTTAATAGGTTACCTGAGTGAAAATGTTGCATTTGTTATCAGTACTGCTGAAATTGATAAAGTGATTATCACGATCGGAAATTCGGAATTGAAAATTGAAAGTTCTACAATTACCATGAATGGCGGGAATTTAGGAGGATTGGTAAAAGTGTCGCCATTAGTTTCTGCATACAATAATGTTGTAACTGATATGCTTGCAATACAAACATTATTCACTGGAATTGGACTTACGTTTGTTCCGCAGACTACGCTTAAGACTGATTCAAATTTTGAAAATACAAAAGTAAAACACTAATAAATGAGCGACAGGCAGGACATATTACTTGATGACGAACTTGATCTTAGAATTGAGGATGGCGACTTTGTTGTAGGTAATAGTACACAGCAGGAAATTGAATGTTTACTGAGAGCTGCTCCCGGGCATTATAAACAAAATCCATTATTGGGAGCTAATATAACTCAGGATCTGAACGGGCCTATGAACGGAGAAACAAGAAGAAGAATAAGAGTAGCATTGTTAGCAGATGGTTTTAAAATAAAAGATATTTCAACGGTTAATGGAGTGATAAGCATAGATGCAGAATAGTAAATATATAAAAACAAAAACTGATCAAACTGTATTTGATTTGGCAATTCAGGAATATGGCAATGCTAATGCTATATTTCAATTACTGGCTGATAATAGTTCTTTGTTAATAGATGCAATACAGCCTGTAAATACTAATGTCTTAATCAGTTTAAATTTTAAAGCTGCAAAAGAAAATTTTGATGAGGCAAAACCAGAAGTTAGAAAAACAACTAAAGACGGAGAATACGCTTTAGAGAATCAAAATATTTTTGATATATGCTTACAGGAATTTGGCACTATAGAGGCTATTTTCGACTTTATGACAGCAAATAATATTGAAGGATTAAATTACGGATTAATAGCAAATGCTCGCTACAAATTACCGGTAAATGCAAAAACTGATAACCTTATTAAAACACAATATACGAATGCAGGAATTAAGGTAGTAACAGGAATAGGAAGTAATTATAGAATCACTGAAGAAAATGTAATTCGTAAAACAGAAGAAGGTACAATAAGAATAATTGAATAACAATTAAAAAAACAAATATGAAAAAGTGGATTTTATTTTTAATGTTGATTCCGGCAATAACGCTGGGTCAGAAAATTTCGGATTTGCCTCGCACAGGTAGTTTAACAGACAGTTCATTATTTGAGGTGTCAAAAGGTACTCCAGGCGCATATTCGACAAAATCAGTTAGTTTTAAAACATTGAAAGCTGCTGTCGGCACACAGGGAGCTACAGGCGCAACCGGAGCTACTGGAACAGACGGTAGTAATTGCATTACATTCCGTTACAATAATTATGGAGGAGCGGATTCATTGGGTTGCTTTGATGTGAATTCAACAGATTTAAGTGCGACTGTAAGCATTTACATCAATAAGCAAAGTTATAATGGCTATAATGTGAGTACATGGCTATCATTGATAAGTACAAATTCTATTTTAGAAATTACTCAACATGGATCGTTAAACCAAGTTTGGGGCACTTTTGGAATAAACGGAGTATATAATTACACAAATTATATTACTCTGCTGGTTTACCCATTAGGAGGAGGAGGTCATTTAATTAATGGACAAACATCCTGTATAAGTTATCGAACTAATGGTGCAACCGGCGCAACAGGGGCAGACGGTGCGACTGGTGCCACAGGAATTGACGGTGCAACTGGAGCGACCGGAGCCACAGGCG